ATTAGACACAGTAACATTGCTGATATTTGAAAATATAAGTTCAATTCGTACTCTTTTAGATGTACTTTCTATAGTACTTGTATTTACTATATATTCAGCATCCGAACCGCAGTTATCATATGCGTACAGTTTTATACCTCCAGATGTTTCCACCGTTACACCAAGTTCTCTAAAGTAGTAGTCATAGTTCACTTTTGGAAAGTCACCCGTTATAACACATCCTGTATCTGTTATATCTATTGACAATTCTGTAATTTCAAATTTCGGACTTATCAGTCCTTCTACAGAATTAAAATTTGCGGGAGGATTACCATCCCCTATAGCTATTGAGTGAATTTTTAATGTATCTTCTGCCTGTGCCTTGCTCAATGCCCTTCTCCCCCTTGTAGTAAGTGTCATCCCATCCCAAGCCATTAAATCACCTGCCTTATATTAAGAATATTTGCTTCGCTGATAATACCTGCATTGTATATTTCAAATTTCAATGCCTTTTCATATATAAGTAAAGGCAACATATTTGCCGGTATTACATCATTTATAAGCTGCTTAAGTTCCTCTTTTTGACTGTCAAACCTTGTATACACACTTATAGTGATTATGTAATCTTTTATTGTAACACTATATCCTTGCTCACCACATATTAAAGCCAATCTCTTTTTTAAGCCTTTTAGCGTTAAAGGAATATGATTAAACCACCTCGACAGTACCCTTGACCTTCTTGATTCAAGAGTGTCGTCCGGCAATGGTTTTATTCCTACAATATCTTCAAACCTTGATAAACCATACTCATCTGCAGTACTTATGTATTCATTCTTTAGAATCCTGTCAAAAGATTTCCACAAAAATTCAAATTCAGGATTTTCGGCATCAAGTAATGCAATATTCTCTTTAAATTCCGCTAAAAAAGAAGGTAAGTATGATACTAGATTTACATTTCTTGTCATTCTCTTACCTCCTTAAACACGGGAATTTCATACCCATCCAATGTCAGATTTTTATCAACTCCATTTATTGTCGTATTGCCAATATCCACAATGCCTTTTATCTGTAAAAGCCTTGTTTCAATCTGTGCTATTCTTACTACCAAAGATGATGTGCTTGCCCACGATTTGCAAAGTTCTAGCAAATACACTTTTATAGCTTCTTCCATGGCACTGCGCATATTAGACCAACTATAACCTGTTTCAAAAGTAATCTCGGTTTTTACAGATATTTCAACTCCTCTCGCACTTTTTACATTAACTATATGTCCTATAGGTGCAAGTCCGTATCCTTCTCCCGGAGCGTCCGTCGGATCTATTTCTTGTTGTACAGTTTGTATTAATTGATTAGATGCCACATTAAAATCTGACCCTAAAATTGTTAAAAGCACAGTTCCTCCAACAGTCAATTTTTTCTCTTTTCCTGCACTAATAGCTGCTGTCAACCACCTTGAAACTTCCGGATCTGACTTAATTCCAACTCCGTTAGCCCAATCCACCACTTTTTGTGTAGGTATCAAATCCAAAGGATTAATGTCATTATTCCATACTCTTTTTACCTTTGTGGCACTTACACCTGAAATAGCATTTACTTTATTTATATAATCCTTAACATTTCCTCCAAATGCACTCTCTTTAAAGCTGTCAAAGTATCGTTTTCTTAGATTCTCTGTAGTCTCATCATCCTCACCCGGAATAAGTACCTCTGTAAGTTCTGCAGTTTCAAGGCCTTGTATATATTCAATTGGAATCATAGTTCCAAGAGTCCTATTGCCTACAGTACCCGGAGTTTCACACTGTACTTCATAGCCACCATCGGAATCCGTCAATGCCCTAGTAACAACATAATTTAACTCATTTACATTAAATCTTTTGCCTATTACATTAATTCCTGGAGGCGTAAATTTTCCACGAAGAATAGCTTTACTTGCTTGCTCCGGAATAACTCCCCTTTCTTTGCATCTCAAAATAAGGTATTCTCTTGAGGCTGTATCACCATAGGAATCTGATAATATAGAGTTTAATTCTATATATATCCTTTGAAGTTCAAGTGCAGCAGGCGCAAGCGCATCATATATAATGGAACCTTCTCTTTTATCAAAGCTGTTTGGCACTCTTGAAATCATTCTTTCAAGAATTTCATTAAAAGTTACATCATACATTAAAAATTCACCACCTTTTCTATATCTATATTTCCGAATAGCGTGCGTACAACAAAATTTACACGTACCTCACCTTTTTCTGATGTATCGAATTCAAAATTATCCACACTCTTAATTCTTTTGTCCCACGTAAGGGCCTCTGTAATTCTACGCTCCAACTCAGGGCATACGTACGATACCGGTTCTCCATACAAATCCAAAAATTCAACACCATAATTCCAAGAATACATCTGATATTGATATCTTTCTGTCGATAGAATCTTAAAGATAGCCTGTTTCATTGCATCCAAGCGGTCTGTATGCCCTTGTATTCTGTTACTGTCAGATTTCATTTTATATGTGTAGGTTGGTATTTCTTCTATCTCAAAATTTTGACTTAAAAAGCCTTTACCTGAAGGTATCATCCCGTTCTATCCACTACTATATATTTTTGTCCATCCTGTTGCCTTAAAAGAATAACTTCATTACCCACAACCAACCCATTGTGAATAGTTATCTTCTTCTTTTCACCATCAACAGTAATCTCTGTTGTATAATCAGTAACCTCTCTTGCAAGCACAAGTTGAGATTTACCAAGCGTAAGTTTCTGATCTACTATAACCTCAAGTGGTGAGGCTTTTATTACTTTCCCAAAACATACTTGTACCGGCTTTGTAGCTTCATATGCCTCTACAGCAGCTTTTTTAACAAGTTTTACAAACTCAACTGCGTCAGCCAATAAACTCACCTCCTCTAAGTGTTAAATCCATTACATGCTGGTCCAACTTAAATGTATGTCTAACCTTTTCAACCAACATAAAGTTCTTCAAATTAACATCACCTAATGCAAGAGATACAACTACAAGACTTCCTGCCCTTACCCTTGTATCCCCTATTGCATTTGTTATTTTTAAATTTCTGCTTTTCTTGTTGTAAAGCTTTAAAAGAGCTTCTGCTTTTGCTTGTCCGTTCTCGCCCTTAGAGAGCGTATCAAAATACTGCAGTACTCCCCATTCATTCATATGTGTACCATCTTGAGCAATATAGATATCTCTTTTTCCTGTATCTTCGTTGTCATATGACAACTTTATTTTGTTATATACATCAGAATCTATACTTGATGAATATTCAAAATTTTCTCCTGTTTCTTCATCAATTAATAGATATGCATTTTTTTCACCTACACGCATAGATGAAATGTTCTTAAGTGAAATCTTTCCAAAATCATCAAACATTACAAACATTTCTTTTGTGTTTTGCAATGTTAAATCCAAGGCGTTTTCAATCATATCAAATAAAGATGTATTATCTTCTACCCTTGAGGAAATTTTAAACTTTGTATCTTCCAAATTACCTGTTTTTAAGTTAAAGTCTGTAGCTATCATCTGAATGAATTCAGCGACTGTTTTATTCTCATATACATATGTATCTTTATTATTTAGATACCTAAGCTGATCATAGGCTGTTACAGATATAATTTGATTTTTATCACGTCTCTTTGTGAATACAAAACCATAGAATACCTCTTTCCCATCAACTTTTAATCTAACCCTGCTACCTTCTTCAAAATCAATAATACCATCATTTATTATCTTAAAAGTTAATTTACCCGGAGTACTTCTCCTCTCTGTACTCCATTCAACTCCTTCCTGAACAATTGGTATATACAGCTTATTACCTGAAGGATCTGATATCAAAAGTTCTATATCCATCTATGCTCCTTTAATCAAAACTTCCCTCATCAACCCAACCGTATACATTTGAAGTTGAATCAACATGTATTAAGTGCCATGGATGCGCCTTGCCCTTACCATTTGCAATAGTTATTCTTGCTTTACCTGCCCTTGCCGGATAACCTTTTGCACCCTCATAAGAAGTATAAAAGTGAGTTCCACCATGATAATTCACAATGTCGCCCACTTTATATTCTCCCTTAGGTGCATTCTCTGTTGATCTAGGTTCTTCTACAGTTGCTTTTGGCGCTTCATTACTTGAACTTTCTGAAGATTTAATACTTACTGTTTTGGTTCCGTACTCTTTATACTGCTTAAGTTTAAACTTTACTCCCAAATCAAAACCCTCACTTGCCTGTTCTGTTATCTTATATTCTTCAAGTGACACCTTTATATTGGTTGAGAAAAGTACCTTACCACTCGGCATTACGCGAGACACAATGAATTGAAAAGGCTTCCTACTTGCTTTTAATTCTTCAAAATAATCAAGAAAGTAAGAAGCTCCCTTAAATCCGCCTTTGTAACTTGCAAACGGATATTTAACTTGAGGTATAATGCAATCAAATTCTATATCAGTTAACTCTGCCTTTTTAAGTATGTTGATTTGTCCTTCATCAATCAAAGTAACTTTTGAATTTGCATTGTTTATCTTAATCTGAAGTTTATCCGGAGCAATAGGCAACAAACATTTATTCAGATAAAAATCATATCCTGTTTTTCCCATCTTAATGTGCTCCTTCCGCTATTATATCTACAGCCTCATATACCGCATCTGTAAGACCTGACAGCACTCCATCAAGGTCACCGTTGTTAGAAATGTGGTTATTGTTTGTCTGCTCAATGTTGATTTCTGCCGTTGTAAATCTATTTATTGTTTCCTGCTCAGCGATATCACGAAGATACTTTAAATCCTCTTCTGTAATATCCATTGCATCTTTAATAGCCCCTGTATTTCCTGCTGTATCAGCTGCACTTCCTGCTATATCTCCCAACTCAGGCACACTTCCAATACCTAAAGGTTCTCCGATACTTGGCATTTCCGGATTAAGTACACCTTTAATCATTCCGGAAACCTTATCCACAACTCCATCGCCCCAGCTCGCGCCTGCACTAAAAGCATCTGAGGCCCATCCATCTTTGAATGTGTCAAATGTAGACATTCCACTATTAAACGCATCTGATACACTTGTATAACTTTGTTTGTTCCCCGCTGCCGCACTTGCTTTTGCAGCATAGTCGTCAGCTGCGCTACTTATACCCGAAAAATCAAACTCAACAAAAGGTAGGTTATTTAAGGCTTCACAAATACCCGCTACTACAGATAGTGCAGTAGATAACAAGTCGTAAAACCATGATTGAATACCTGATATCGCATTGCTAAATGCTGCCATCATATTTGAAGCAATGGCACCAATAGCATTTCCTATTCCTATCGCAATATTTGCTATAGTAAAGCCTAAATTCTTGAAAAACTGAATTACAACATTAATACCACCTGTCATTACTCCAAATCCTGTATTTGCAATACCTGTCATTTTTGCTATTGCATTACAAACAGCAAATATTATTGCTATTAAAGCAATAATAAGTATGATAATCCACACAAGAGGACAGGCATATAATGCCGAATTAAGTCCATATTGTGTCGCCGTTGCTGCTGCTTTAGCCACTGTAAGT